ATAGATAGCAGCCTTATTGTTTTTTACTACGGCTTCCCTGTGGAGAACCACTGACCTAATAGGGTTACCGTCCTCAGTCCAGCAGGTCTGTTGGTCGGCTAACTCACTGAGGCTGTGTATCGTCATGGGAACATCGCACTTGTCTCCGTAGACACTTTTACAATCAGCAACAAACTCATGAAGAACTCTGTTTGCTTTTACTTCGTCTGGAGTCTGAGGAGCGCCGCAACCAACCAAAAAAACAAATAAACTAAAATACTTAAACATAAATCATCCTTTAGTTAAACTTAAATTACTAATCCTATTGTCAGCTTTATTGCCATTCAGATGAAACACGGAAGTCTTAGGCATCTCACCGTAATGTAATAACCATATCAAATGATGAGCCATATAGCAACGGCCTTTTATTCTGACTTCAATGTGGCCATTGACGTGTTTGCAGCCCGCTCTGTTTCCTGGCAAAATAAAAACAACTGGAGATTTTTTCCAACGCAAAATTCCCTCTTCAGGGCTGTAAGTCAAATGTTCTCTAATTACTAATTCAGTTTCATTAATTTGTTTGTGGCGCTTTAGCATAAGTCCCCCTTAAATATGTTCTCCAGCCTCTTCGCTAAAAATTGTGAAGATGAACGACATCAAAGCACAAGTTCAAGCTCTTAATGCTTATCGGAGGGTCAACATAAAACTTTATTGTTTTTTTATTTGAGTTACTCTCTTTTTAAGAGAGTACGTTAAAAAGAATGTCAATTAAGGACTCTTCCGCACTCTGCTTTTTGCGAAATCAATGGGTTATGACCACGCTCGACTAGAGTAGCGCGAAGCTTCTTAAGGGCAACACACTTGTTTGACCCGTGACCTGCAAATGTCGTACTGTCGATAGTAATGAGGCATAGGTGTGGGTCATAGACAGTAGCACACGCTTTCTCTGTAGGAAAGGGCTGCGGCTGCGGAGCTGGAGTAGACTTACAGGCGACTAAAGTTAACAACATCAAATACTTAAACATAAATAACTCCTAACTATTCTTTACTGTCTTCTTCTAAAGCTTTCAAAGCTTCAATGCGTTTTTCTGAAGTCTCTAATAACTCGACTGTTTGAGCGTCTGTAATTTGAGTCTGAGTTTGACTCTGACCGCCATTTAAAGTCAACGTCTGGTTACTAACATTTACTAACGGCTGCTTAGCTCCCAATCTCATAAAAGCATCAATCTTATGAACTTCTCCAACAATCCCTAAGAAGTCTTTCATCTCTTTAATGTTTTTTGGAACAAAGCCAGAATCACCTGCCGCCATTTCTCCTGCCAAGACTTTCTTTAAGTCGTTCTCAATGGCAATTTTAGTCATAGTGAAGATTGTGTCAATAGCTTCTTTACCAAAGACCTCCAACACACTGCCATCTGCTTGTTGATTTGCCATCTGCATCCGAAGACACCAGTTATATCTAAGCATACTTAATACAATGGTTTCGGCCAAATGACCCGACTGCCTAGCAATCTGGACACAAGTCCTGCCCATAGCATATACGCCAAATAACGCAGCTTCTTGAGAAGGACTAACAACCAAAGTCTTTTGAGCGGCAAACGCCCTTTCGGCAATATTACGTTCTTCGTCATTTAGCCAAGCATAGTCGCGCTCGTATGCCTCTTGAAGCTCTCTCAAGAGTTTTTGTTGAACTAATTGTTGCTCGGTCACTTTAGTCATAGTTTTACATCGAATAAGCCGGATTAATTTCCGGTAGTTGTGGCAATGTTCTCACAAACTCAATGTCTGCGTCAACTCCAGATGTTCTTTGAAGTAATGTTTTAAACTCATCTGAAGACGCTCTATGTTTACCAACTCTTTTAAACTTAACGTGACGGAGCCAAAACCAAGCCAAACGTCCAAAGTTTTCCCACTGCCCGCCGAGCAAGTCTCTATTGACGGGACACAACAAAACCTTAAAGTCATTTTCGTTTTTATGAACAACAACAATAGCATCGTCTGCGTCAAACCACAATGCTGTACCTACACGTAATTTATAGATTTGATTTTGAGTAAGGTCTACGCCAAGAGTTTCTTGACGAACTATTGAGGCAAGTGTTTTTTGTCTAATTCTTTTGCCTAAATCAATAACATTGCTCACAAAACCCCCTTAAGTCAGTTATCTGAAATTTCCAGATAACTGAAAAAATTAAACTAACTCCCAGTCCCCTGCCGCATTTGCAACAAAAACAAAAGAAGCTCCGTCTGACTGAATAACAAAAGAAGCTGCTCCGTCTACCGTATCGGCTCCGTTCGGATTAACTGTAATAATATTAGTATAAGAGTTGTTTGATTTATCTTTTACAATAACAGTATGTCCGTCGCCTACAGCACTAATAGCTGGCAGTGTCAGTGTAGCAGCAGAAGATGAGGTGTCAACAGAAAGAATATGGTCTGTACTGAGCACAACATATACACCTGAGACGTTAGCTCTTTTAACAGACTGAGCGCCCTCAATGCGAGTCACACTATTAGCCTGACCAACTTTGATTGACGTAGCGCTTTCAAATAGACGAGCTGCAGTAGCTGTTGAAGTTACGTCTACTTCTGTGTCATGAATCCAGACGTTTTCTACCTGGAGCCTTTGCGGAGTGGCGCGGCCCTTAGCACCAACAACAATTCCATCAAAGAAAACAACGTAAGAAGCCAAGCCAATAGTGACCTGCTTAGCCAACATAAAAACTTGGCGGTTATCGTAATTTCTAAGAGGAGAGCTAGTTGGCTGTCTGACTTCAAACACGTTAGTTGCATTAACGTCGTCAACACTGCCTGAAGTCAGTACATATGGGCTTGCAGAATAACTGTCTGAAATTTTTACCCAAAGTTCTTGTCCAGAACCCAATGTGACGCTTCTGTCCATTTGGTAAGTAAATACACCTGGGTTTTGGGTCGAGTCTGAGTTAATTCGGTTGTTTGTCTTTCTTTTGTAGAAAGTCAAATAAACAGTGTTGTCTTGAGGCGACAGCAGAGTTGGATTAAAGCTAAGTACGTTTGAAACAAAAGCAACGTCTGGGTCTAGAGCCAATATAGGCTCTGCGCCAAAGTCGTTTTGATTTTCGTCTAACGACCCTGGGTCAACAACTTCAATCTCTTCGCCTTCAGATAAATTGCCATAGTCTCTAAAATAAAATACAGAGCCAGTTCTACGGCCAATCCAATACCAATTTACATCATTAGCTGGAATGTCGGCGGGGCCTCTAACTTGCAAATCAGCATTTGAGTATCTTGCCCTAAAGTATCTAAATGGCTCTGATGTCTGGGTAGGAATAACTCTGTCTAACTCTACAGCGCGGATAGTTGCGTCAGATACTGTGCCTTCCGTCGTAAAAACAGAAGTTCCGTCATAGAGCTTTTCTACTCTGTAATAAGAAAGAATACCGTCGGATTCTTTCTTAATATAGTCGCCAACAGCAACTCCTATAAATAACCCGTTTCCTTCGACTGACTTATTAGCAACTAAGCCTCCACCAGGGGGAGTTGTTGGTTTCCAGTCTACAGGACTATTAGTCAGACGGACTTCTCTTTGAAGAGTTAAGTAAAGAGAGTCGCCATCGTCAATAGACGGAGAAGTAAAGTTGATATTATTGTAGACTCTGCCCGAAGAGTAAGTTCCGCCGAGCTGCCACTTAATGGGGTAGCCGTAGTTGGTCTGCCATTGAACAGTAGAAACACCTTCGCTACGAAGGATGTTGTCTGGAACACCTGCAGTTGTCTTGCCCCAAAAGACGGTAGCCGAAGGAATGGCAAGAATTGAGTGACCTGCCTGAGAGTCTAGAAAAAGACTCAAAAGAGACAAGTTAATTGGATATCCACTTGAACTTGCAGCGTCTTGATACCAAGTTGGAGTTCCCTTGATTTCCTTCAAGACCGACATCGTTGCATTAAGCCAATCTTTAAAAGACTTAATGCCCTTATCATTCAATACAGTGCCATTGATTGTATTGGCGTAGTAAACAGACGTTGGGTCTGTGCTCGATAACTGAGAAGGTATACTTGAAGATTGCGGTGGCTCTTGTCTTACAGTTGAGTCCCATGGATAGACATAAGCCGAGTCAGGAGCGGTGCCACCTGTTGCAAGTCTAAAGAACAACTCACGCGAATCTACAACATCTGTAATGTCAGACGGGCCAGTTGTAATCTTGGCAACTTTAATTGAGTTTGGTGTAAACCCGCCAAATCTTTGAACAAGTTTGGGGACAACGACCGTTTGGGCATCTACTGTTTCAGTATACTCGGAACCTGCAGAAGAGTCTGCAGTAATAGCTAATGAGTCCCAGAAGCCTTTCGACACGGGGCCCTTTGTTGTTGTTTCTAAAACTAGCTCTAAAAATATGTCAGAGTTTGACTGTAGGGCAATTGTGAGGTCTAGGTCGGCAGCGAGTCCCTTGTAGAATGGAGCCACTGGATTATTAGGACAAAATACAAGACTATCCGCAATTTTAACGCTGACTGTAAGTCCAGACCAACCAGTAACCTCAAGGCCCTTAACAGCAAACGAAGTGTCGCCCGTCAAACTCATCAAAAAGTTACGGATATCATTAATAGTATATGAATCAGTCGCAAGCAAATCGGGAAGGTCAACTCTTTGACCACCTAACCAGTTAACTCTTGATTGGACTGCCATCTGTTACTCCATTAAAGCTCAATGGTCTGATTTTACTCTGACAATGTCATTCGTATGGAACGACGCTGTCGTCAGCAAAACGCAGCTCTGGGTACAATACATCTTCTGTTATGAAAACGCCAGCAGAAATTACTGTTTTAATTATTTCAAAGAAAGAATCTCGCGCTTTTGATGTTCCTGTTAAAAAGGGCTGGAACATCTTGCCGTTAGCTGACGGACTAAAGGCCGTGAGCTGCTTGACTTGTCTAACCGTCGCTCCATTTTCATGGGAAAACTTAAAAGTATAAGCAGGGTCGATAACAATTTGATTACCTGAGAGAGCCAAATATGGAATTGGACCTTCTTGGATTGCCGTACCATAATCAAACACGACATAGCCGCCCTCAAAGCTAAACTCAGCAGCCGAATCAACCAACGCAATAACGCCGCTTTCTCCTTTGAGAATGCGGGCTTGTGTATTTGTTCCTATGTTTGAGGGCAAGTATTTATAGATAACCCCTTGTGGGTCATAAACATAAGACCCTAAGAACAAAGAACTTTCCGGCTTAACATAGTCAACCGCAATCATTTCAAGACCATTTAACAGCATGGTCTGGTTGTTGAGTGCGGCCTTATCAAAGTAGTATGTAGCTGTTGCGCCGCCCCAGCGGGTATTTGTTGTCTGAATTTTGACGTTAGATGCAATAACTTGATTAGGGATGACTGACCAGTCATCAACAATCTCAAAGTCAACGCTATTTGTACCTACACTGTTGACAACATGGGCTCGCGCCTTGAGCTGCTGCCAAGCGTAAGAGTTAAATACATTTGCCGTACCGTCTTCAAAAAGCCTAAACTTTTTACCCACAAAACCTAGCTTGGACAAGTTCAAAGCCGAAGTTGAAGAGTATTGGAGGCGATATCTTTTATTACCCAACGCATAAAGGATAGCTGTTGAAGTCGGTGGGTTTGACGTGTTCTTTTGATTAATCTTGAAGGAAACTTTAGTCGGCGAAATAACTTTACTGACAATCCAAGAGCCATTTAAGTTAATACCGTTAGCTGGATTTGTTGTGGATGAGTTAATTACAATTTGAGTATTTTGAATAAGGCCATGGCGATACCCAAATTCCACTTCCACCATATCTGACTCAAAATCACAGAAGAAGGAGTTTGTGCCTCCAATCAAAGTTGGAGAGGTATACGGCAATACTGCGTACTCATCTGAAGTGTCAAGTGTTATTTGACCGTTCGTCGTGTTGATGTTTAATATTTTGTACTTTTTGCCAGAGTAGTCAGCCGTCATCATAGGCGACTGAAGAACAAACGTCGTTCCTTGGGGCGGAAGCTGCACGCTCGTAGCTGTACTGATTTTGACTGAGTTTCTAGTAAAGTCTTGGATAGGATGTTTGATGCCATAGATATGCCACGCGCCTTCCAAGAAGCGTTTAACAATAGGTGGAACTGCCGGAACTGTAATAGTTAGCTCATCGTCGGTCATTTCAGTAAGATAAGTAAAAGAAGACTGCTCGTAGACGCGATGAGGAACATTTTCTGTAAAAATAACATCTCTTGAAGAAAGTTGTAACAATTCTCCTTGGTTACTTAAAGGCAGTCTCAAATACTTGTTTCTAATCTTAAAGTAATCATAGCCCATCTCAATAATTTCATAAGTGCCATTTAATACAGAATAATTACCTTGAACAAGGTTAACGGCAACTGTAACTAGGTTACCATTATTGTCAATAACATCGTCACCAAAGATGTCTTGAATAGGAATAGTAACTGTACCGCTAGAGCCTACATCGAACTGATTTCTAATTGTAACAATGTCGCCTACTTTAGTTAAGTAAACTGACGGTAGAGGTCCACTTTGATACGTAAATGTAATGATATCTGAGTAATCAGCTATCTTGGAGACAGCCCACCGTGTTTGTACCGTGTTAGTTGTAGGTACGACATTAGGGAATAGAAGGAGGTTTTGAAGAGTACCTCCCGTTACCTGAATGATTTCTCCTGGGCCTGAACCACTGGCAATCAATCTTATTTTATTCTTACCAATCGCTCTGTCGTAAAAAACAGCAGCAATATAGTGGTCTTGTACTGAGTTAATATAGGTTGCTAGCTCAGAAGCTGTAATATTCTTAAGATTAGCAAACATTGTAGAGTCAATAGTCAATCTGTGCTCAGCTTCACGGGTCTTAACAATAAGGTCATCGCCTTCTCTTAATCTATATGGCTCAGCTTGAGCGCAAATGATATTAGGACGAGACAAGGGCTGAGAGAAATAAATTTCAAGAATCTGAATCAAAAGGGCAAGAGTCGTTTTGGGCTGGTTAATCATGAGGGGGGCTAGTGGTTTAAGTCCCTCGACGTTTAGTCCAGCGTCTCTTGGCAAGTAGAAGCCATTGCGAGCAGCGAGCTTAAAGACGTATTCAGCGTCTGCAGTCGTAAAAAAGAATTGGTCTTGAGCGTATTCTGCATACTCTTCTAATTGCGTAACGATTTCATCAGCGCCGTCAAGAAATGCATTCAAGACGGGCGCTTGCTCTTCGTTGGGTTTAGCCACTAATGGCAAATATTGACGAACATTTGACATTTTTACTGTCCAACATTGATATTTGTTGCTGGGTCAATAACGACTGCCTTCTCATTATCTGCTACTGGGATTCTGCCGTCAACTGCAAGTGGCAGAGTCTCAATAATTTCTACCGAGTTTACTCCGGGAATATCTTGCACCAAGCCAATCAACTCAGAAAGAATAACAGCTTGACCAAGTCCCAAGCCACCAACGAATGAAGCCACTGCCGAACGAACAACCGCCGCAATCGTATTGATGGAGATACCATCACGAGTTCTGACTCGGAATGTCACTGCGATTGAGCGCGGAATTGGCGGCAATACTGACACGTCTGTACCCGTGGCTTTAATGCCGGGGTAGCGGGAGATAGACGTAGGTACACCATCAACTGTTCTTTGCGCTTCGCGGATGAGGCCGCCGAAAATCTTATAGCCATCAACTCCAGTCTTGGGAGCAACTTCATACCCTAGCTTATGTACACAAGCAATTTCTGCGCCAAGTGCGTTTGAAATCTTTTGGTATGACTTAGCGGGAGTTAAATACAACTGAGAGTTTTCTGTATTCTTAGGGTCAATAGACCACCCTTGCACAAGCCTAAAAACAGAGAATGGAGTCTTTTCGATAAAGCCAATATTTTCTTCGTTTGCTGCAGAAACAATAATCTGTAGAGGAGCTGGAGAAGCACCGTTAGGCATCTCAAACTCAATGTACTGACAAATATTTGCAGACGGGCCATAAAAGCCAATTTCAGTTACGGTCCATGTGCCAACCAACGCAGTGGGGAACCAATTAGACGAGCCTTGTGCGCCTGAAGCAATTGAGAGCTTAGCTCCAACTACAACGGACTCAGCGTCAACAATACGGACTGGGCGCGGGTCAATAGTGTAGTCAAGAGGGTCTGTATCTGCGACCTCAACTTGTTTACCCCACCAGCCCTTACCAATCTCGTTTGTATTTCTTGTCTGAGTATCGTATACAACGTCTTCAATCGGAAGGATTGAGCTATAGAGGATAGCTGTATTCTTGCCATCGTGGGCCACGAGCTGATATTGGCCGTCTGCACCTGAGCCAAAGCCGTTTAGGAAAACGTAGTCATCAGAGTTGACACCACATTGAGCCAGCAGCATTGTGTCTGTTGCGTAATCAGGAGCGGTCACGTTGTCTGAAGTGTTAGACAGCATGAGTGCCGAGAACCCATCTGACAATCTTTTCAAAATGCCATAAGCGTAGACGCCTGAGATAGCTTCCGCATGAGTTCCTTGAGTTGCCACGTTGCCAAGAACTTCGACTCCTTGCGGGCCTGCCTTGTACTGAGTCTTAATGTTTTTCTCTGTGTAGACAGTAGGAACAAAGACAAGGTCTGTTGAGGCGGCAAGGGTGAGTGAATGGTTTTGGGTCAAGTTGGGAGCAATAACAACAATGCTTGTTGAGTTGTTTACCTGAACTACTGGGTAGCCTACATAGCCAGTCAATCCATAGGGGTTGCTATAGAGACTACTATTCATAACTAGGCCGCTGTTGAGGGCGGGACAGTTCACTTCAGCGGGAAAGCCTGCCGAACGAACATACATCATATCGCCAATACGAGCCGATAGCGTTCCGCCTGCTGTACAGTCAATAGTTGCCAATCCTGCAGAGGGAGTATTGTAGGTAATATCTATGGTTGCCCCTATAGTCAACGGCTCAACTGATGAGACAGTAATACCAGCAATCGTACCTGACTGACCGTTTCTCATGAAATAGAGGCGACCGTGGGTTGAGTCAGCTTGCTGATAAATAATATTTGTGCCCACTCTAAACCAAGTTTTTTCGTTAGCTGTGTTGGCTGCTGTTTGGTTAGCTAAAGGGGAAGCTACTCGGTATGGCCTGAGTAAGTCTGTTGTCAAAGCATTTGTGACACGAACAATAGCATCTTTGGGTAGTTGTTTTGTCTGTGCCGTCAAGAGGGGAAAGTACGCCGCTCCGTTCTCAGAAGACGCAGCATCAAGAACAACGGTTGAGTAGTTGTTTGCAAGGGTGTTCTTTGGATAAACAGCTCCGCTTGTACCCCTGAGTTTGGATGAGATTTGAATCTTGCTTGCGCCTTCAGCACGGGCAATGTCTGCCTGAATGGGGAGCGAGGAAGCAGGAGCAAAATTAGCCCAACGACTAAAGGTGGCTGCGTTGGTAGGCATCAAGTAAACTTCTTCTCCGATTGAAGAGTAAGATGTTCCCAAGATAGAGTTGCCACTAGGGAAGACAGAATCTACAGACTGAGCCGTAGCTTTAATCTCTCCTAAAGTTGGGTTGTAGTCATAGACTGAACATCCTTCTGAGCGATTAGCTGAGAAGACATGGAACAACAAGGCTGCTGCGGGAGTTGTGATGGATGCTGGCAAAGATGCCGTGTTTGTATAGTTAATATATGTCGAGCGAGGTGTCTCTGGTGCATTAGGAACAAGAACATCTGTTGTGTCTAATCCTAAAGTTGAGGCTGTGACAACAGGGGTGTCTGGCAAGTAAGCATTGATTGCATCAACCAAGTTTTTGAGAGTCTTAGGTGCTGTTGCAAATGACTGCACTTGATACTGAGATGCATTAAAGACCGTGCTTACAGCACATGCCGTAGAAAGGTTGGTATAGTTAGGCACGCGGATAGTGAGTTCTGCCGCAGTAGGTTTAGCAACAATTGGCCACACTCCGACTGGCATTGAAGTTGCTGTCTGTGTTCCCAAGACTTGCAACAGACTATCTACTGTATATAAACCAGAGAAAGCACCGTCGGTTTGGTCTGCACCGCCGCTTGTGTAAATAATGTTTATCGTATACTTGCCGCCTGTAAAGAATATTTTGGCAAATGTTGCTAAGTAAATAGATGCGCTCGTTGAGTAGCTGGAACAAGTAATTGCTCCAGGAAGAGCCGACTCTAAAAGCGCAGGCAAGTTAGATAGTGCATAAGTTAAATTACCCAACAAGTTAACAGTGATTTCTCTTGTTGTGTAGTTGACTGAAACAGACGGAGAAGCCGCTGAGCCTGTGTTAATACAAACAATAGACCATACGTTACCTGCCTCGCCGCGAATAGCGGGACCGTAGTCAATTTGGTTCATAGCCAAAGTGATGACGTTAGCTCCTGGGTTGGTGACCTTAGCAGCAACTTCCAAAGAATAGTTATACGAGAACGGGTTAATAGAAAGACTGCCAGTTCCTGTCACTGTCTCAAGATATGTACTAACTGAAAGGGCGCTTGTAAGCTTGGTTGCATCTGGAGTTGTACCAAACAAGTCAATAGTGACTTTCTTGGTAGACTGAGCAATCATCGTTACTAGGCCAGTTGATGTACCTGTGTTGGCAACAGAAGGAATATCTGCGCCTGTTTGAGCATAAGCAAAGGTTGTTGGAGTGACGCCTGTAATAGAAAATGTGCCGTTAACGGCTGTTGTTGGAGTCGCTGCAATGGTGACTCTTTGGCCGATTTTATAGCCATGGTTTTTATCGGTTGTAATCGTAACAACTTGAGCAGCTTTAGAAACATTGGTGATATTAGATATTTCCGTTGCTGAGTTAGCGAGCTGTACAGTGCCGCTGTCTGCAGAAGAGCCGATGTCTCCGCCTGCAAGAGCGTATGTAAAAGTCGTAGACGTAGGGGCGGTAGCAATAGTGAACGTGCCGTTCAGTGTTACTTGACTGCTTGATGCTACCGTAACTTTTTGTCCAGCGTAATAACCATGAGCAGATGCTGCTGTGACGGTTACAGTTCCCGAAGTCCTAGCAATTGTTGAGATTGTACGGGTTTGAGTGCTTGTTGGTACCTGGCGGCCACTATTCTGAATAGTGAGTTCAATGTTGTTACCAAGAACCCCTGGGAAGCCCGCCGTTCTAGCCGACACCACAAAGTTGTAGGCTGGTGATAGTGATTCGATATTGGCTACTGCTGTAATAGCTGGCTGGAACGTAGACAGAGTGATGTCTGTCAAGTTGTTTGTTGTCGTTAATCCAGTGACTGCGTATGTTCCTGTTGAGAGTAACGTACCAGGAATAACAGACTGAGACGCCATCTCTGCCGTAACAACGGTGTGAAGTTCAGCATTTTCATAAATATTCGCATGAGAAACAGTGATGTCTGTTTTGTTTGGAGTCTGAGGATATACAACATTGAGTTTAATCTTGTTCGGGCCGCCAAACGACGTAGAACGAATAACAAGAGATGGCTCACTGCCACTAAGTCCTGCGCTATTGAGTTTATAAACGCCGACCGATTTACCAACAACCTTAAAGTCATTGAAGTCAAAGTTTTTGAATGGGCTTGTGACATCAAAGAACTCTTTATCAAAGTCTTCTGGGTCTTTTAAAGTAAAGTAATACTGTTGACCCTTACCGCCTGTTGCACTAATCAGGATTTCGTCAGAGATGACTGCTTTTTTGTAAAGAGGCAGAGTGACAGTTTTGTTAGCTGGGTCTAAATCCATCTCCACAACAAACTTGTCATACGGAGTCATAGACAAATCTTGAAGCCTGAAAGAGACGTTTGAGTATCTATTTAAAGTATCTGTTGTAACACCGATAGCACCAATAGGCTTAACGGCACTATCTGTTCTCATGAGTCCCAAAAACGGGGCTGATGTTTGGTTATTGTATACACGGCCAGTCCATCCTGACAACTTGCCTGTCACCCATGTCTCTTGGAATCCTAATGGGTAACTAACAACAAAGGAGGCCGCTTGAGCAATTGGATTGATAGATGTTTGAGTAACTTCTGTAAAGTTAGGGACAACCTTAAGATAGTCGCGTGCTCCGTAGCCTGCCGATGGAGCCGAAGGAAGTATAGTTTCTGTGACTATAGGGAAGCCTCCGTCTAGATAGACTGATGAAGACGAGCCAACGTGCGACTGAAGACTTGTTCCTTCGGCAGACGTAAACAAGTTACCTGCTTTGCCAAAAGTTGCCACAATAGAAAGAGCACCATCAACGTAAGTATTTGTTCTTAAAAAGAAATACTGTCCTGTACTTCTTTCAGCAGAAGCACCAATTGTTTGAGAGTTAATCTCACTAACAACATCTTCAACGATAACAGAAGCTGAAGAAGTTAACGTGATGACTTGTGGGGTAACTTCAGATGTGAAAATCTTAAAAACAGGAGCGCCTTGATACGAGGTATCATACTCGTCTGCGAGCACAAAAACTGAAGACGCTTGGAAGGATGACACTTCAATAACAATAGTGTCAACATTTGAGACACCGCGTACAATGTTCTTGATTCTGTAAAAACCAACGGCTCCGTCGGCAACTGACTTAAAGCCAGCTAGAGGGGTCGTTGCGTTTTCTTTTATATTAGTGAGGTAAACGTAATCACCAACCTCAGCGTTAATAAATAGTCCATTACCAAGTTGGTCTGTCAAAGAGACAGTCAGCTCATTAGAGTCAACATTGGTAACTTCAATGATGCCGCCTGTAATATTACCTGTCGTTTTAACATTTATGTTTCCATCTACCGCCATAATGAACTTAGATTGCCCAAAGCCGGGGTAGTCATTCGACAGGTCATATGTGCCGCTGGTTGTTGTCGTTGATTTAACAAAAGCACGAGTATTAATTGAAGCAATTTCAACAATATCGCCAGCTTGCAAACGAGACACAAAGCGAATATCGCCTGTATATCTATTAAATGTATAGTCTTTTGAAGCACCTACAGAAGTTCTATCAGCCAAGTCTGGAGAGAACAGAGATGCTGCACCAATCCAATTACCCGCTGAGATAGTTACTTCACTTGATGAGTTATTTTCTTTATTTGATGTAATGATGAATCTGTTGTCTTGGAAGATAACAGTTACGCCTGGAATCTTAGACTGAAGAATCTCTCTCCAGTTATCGGCAGTAGCTACTGCCATAGTTACACCAAAGCGTGACAAAAAGTCTGTGTTTGTAATGTTGGCTACATTGACTGTTACACCGTCAACTATTGCCTGAAGGCCGGTGTACGGAGCACCTGTAATGGACCAACTTGAGAATGGATTAGACGATATAGTTGCCGTCTGTCCCTTGAATGACTGAAGAATACCGTTCTTGTAAAGATAGATAGGTCTTTGTGATACCGTTGGGAATCCCAAAACAGCCTGCAAGTCACCTGAGATGACTCTAATTTCTTCTGCAGCATTTGTTCTGTCAATGGCAACAATACGACGACCGTTGTCAATAACGCGGAAGTCTAGGATGCCTTCTGCGTCAGAGTTAAGGTCACGAACAACTTCATAAGCGGTTGCCGCTGTAATATCTTTGTAGTTTGAAGGAGCTATGGTGTAAACATATGGAATATTGTCAATCAAGAATGTAATCGACATTCCCGCTTGAATAACATAAGGAGCTAACTGCGCCGCTGTTACAATTGCTGGCGTGACAGGGGCTTGGGCTGTTCTAAAGCCTTGCTCTAAACCAGATGCCCTAGCCAGGAGAAGTTCATAATCTTGTCCCGCAAAGACTGGCTCAAGCAACGAACCGTCGTCGATATAAACTGTTGTAGGTTCGCCTCTCTCAAGTGGACGAATAACAGAAGCGGACACAACTTTTTTCTTAGTATCAGCATCAACAACTGATAGTAAAGCAGAGTTGATTGCTCCAATTGTACCGCGAGCTAGGGTGTTGGGGTAATCTTTAATACGAAGCCTTAGAGAAGCATCTGACTCAGTGTCGGCACCATTGACGAATGGCAGACTGTTGGCGACAGTTGCTCCTGCAAAAGGGGGAGCTGAAAACTCAGAGATAGCCCCTGAAGCAATATTACCTAGTACACCAAACTGTGAACAAGTGACTGGCACTGTAACAGAGTCTTCTCCATCAGCCAAGATGATTGATGTATCAGTAGTGAACTGAATAGCAGGAGCGTCTGAGTACGCAGGAACTTGTACAACCGTAGAAGCGTTAATGGTTCTGTCGCCGCCCTGGGCTAAGACAATTTCATCTGTGTAAGGATGGTCTTTTGTAAGGGGGTCAACTAGATTGATAATCCAATAAGTGCCTGTTGTTGTAATACTTGAATATGAAATTGGGCCTTCAAAGGAGTCTACAGTATTGCGGCCAATATAAATTTGGCCGTTGGTTGGAGTCTGAGCAAACATTTCAGAGGCATCTTGTACATAAAGAACGAGCGAGCCTGCGTATGGAGCTGGCTTACCTGCGTATGGACGAGTTGAAATTTTTGTAAAGGCAGAACCAATAGTAACCGAACCAGTTGCCTGAAGCGCTGACTGACGGCCCACTCCGCCTTGGCCGTTGGGGATTTTGAGAGATTCAGCTAGGTCGTCGAGTCTTACGTCTGTAAGGTTATCTACTTCAGTAACTTCAAGGACTTTGAGAACAGAAAGCTGTGCCTGATAGACCTGCTGCGCAACGGCTTCCATCAATGTAACAAGAGCACCGCCTGCCTGAAAGTCAGTAATATCAGTGTTATTCTTGATTCTTCTGACCCAAGTGCCGAGTAGCTGCTCTTTAGATTTAATAGTAACTGTCACGCGCCCAACTCCTCAATAAGATTCAGGTGAGTTCATTTTAAGATGACTGGTGTTATTTTTCAAGAAGAATTTAAGTCGAAACGAAGCTCAACGGAATTAATACATTGGAACCGTCAACAGTAACAATCATATTGATTGAGACAGAAGTTTCTGTTACGTCAAGATTCTGAATGACAACATTTGAATACCTGCCGTCAGATAGTATAACTTCTTGTAATATTTCAGAAAAAGCTGCTGCTAGTTCAATGTTTCCGTAAAAGCGCTCGCCAATGGCATTTGCAAAAGGGACGCCATAATTAGGGTGAAAAGACAACTCATTGATATTAGTAGATAATAAAGAAAATATGGCCTGACGGACTGCTGGCATTCCATAAACAATATCAAAGTCACCATTCTTGCCAATTTGAATTTCGCCTGTTCTCTCGTCTCGACGAATGTCAACGCCAAAGTCTAGTAAGGCTTTATCAAGTCTTTTAAGAACATCGAGGGAAGGCTGCTTGCCTGCAATAAGAGGCGACTGAGCAACAACAGGGACTAGAAGGAGTGAATCTTCATTTGCTGTCTGAGGTTTATAGATTTTGACGTAGGCTTTTTCTGAAAGTTTTAGCTTAGCTAGGTCGGCTGTACCCGATAGAGAGACAATCATTGTTCCGTCATCAAACTTAACAATCTTTAAAACTGAACGAGTCTCTTCTCTTACAGTATACGAACCAACTTTAACTTTTATTCCGACTTTAACTTCATTTGCTCTATTTGATGAAATTTTTACTGAGGACAAAGTTCCTGGTCCTAGCAAGTATTCCTTAGAGCCTGTCTTGTCTACGTAGGGCGGCTGAAGATTATTAAGGGAAGCAATATCAAACCATTGGTCTTTTGAGTTAAGATACTTTTCAGCCATTTCCTCTAATGAGCCAACGAAAGGGACTGAGATAGCCGTTGTATAGGACTGGTCAAAAACGACTTGAGAACCTGGGTCTGTATTCCTGTTAGCAACAGCAAGGAGATTGGGCTGCTGAACAGTCTGTTGTTGCAGATAATAAATAACACCGTCAATTTCATCAGCTAAGTCCAAGACGTTGCTAATTTGCTCTAGCTCTTGTATAGCATAACCTCTTTGCTCTTCCGCAATAGAGAATCCCTGCACGATAGCCCCATCATCGTCACCGAGGCCAACGATTTGCGCAGCGGTTGATGCACTGCTACGCAAAAAGCGTGCCATATCTTTAAAATCAGAAATAGATAGGTCGGCCAGACGCTTTTGTTCTTCTTTGAGGATTAAAGCTTCTGAGGGGGTAAGTGAGATGTCAGATAATGAGACGTAAGATAAGATTGGCTTGTACTTAATAAATTTTGACAAGTTAATGAACGGATTGGTACTTGTTGAAGGGAATATTTTTTGCGTCGTAATTTCGTTATTAAGGTCTTTAAGGAGTCTAATAAAAAAGTCAGACTTAGGAAGACTTTTATTAAACTCTGGCTTTAGTTTAAGTTCCCAGTTTTGAACAAACCAATTCCACCTGTTAATAGCAATGGTCTGTACGTTTGCCAAAGTAAACGGAGCATTCTTGGATACTTGGATATATCCGAGATAGTCAGTCATTACTTGGTCTAAATACGTGTAAGACATTGAAAACCTTAAATAATTGGTGGTTTAGATGAAATTAATCCGCCGTAATCGCTGACACTCTGAGCACCCTCAAGCTTTCTCTGAAAAGACTTGGCTCTTTGAAGTGCGCCGCTCAGCGTAAATGAGTTGACTCCTCCAAGGTCGCCATTAGGGCCGAATCTATCAACCGCTTTTCTATTATCCTTACCTACTTCAGCCAAGTCAAACCCTTGTAGGACAATATTGTACTTGTATAAATACGGTTGGTTAGCATTCTTTTGAAATGCAAAATTTTTAACGATTACCTGCCACTGCATATTGTCTTTTTGTGATTCAAAATATAACTTAACGTCTTCTGGGCTATTTTCTTTAAGGTGGCCGTAAGCATTCAAGAAAGTGTGTAATAGATGGATTTCAACGTAACCGTTTGTTGCATTTGGTTTGTTGCTAAAACGAGATAGGTCTACGCCGACAATATTTGCTAACTTAGATGCCGTACTATCTTCAGGAACATTGTTTCTAATGGCGGAAGAATTGTACCTTTGGGCTGTTGAGGCTAGACCTTCGAGCAATCCCATGGCTCCAACAGCCCCCTGGTCTGCAGCTCCAGAAACAGCCTCAAAAGCATTTGCTGCCTTATTAAAAGTATTGGCCAGCAATCCGCCTTTAAGTATTCTTCTAAAATTATTCTCTCCTGCTGCAGGGGCATCGAGAGTGTCTGTTGTTAAATCTTTTGCATACTTACGGCTAATTCCTATTCCCGTAGTGCCTGAAAGGGCAACCTGCCAAAAGACCGTTGGAGAGGTTTCTTCTACGACTCCACCTAACGTGGGGATAAGCTGAGAAGCTGACACCATTTGATAGCTTAGGGCTTCTGGAGGGATAGGCAGTGAGTAATAAATCACTTTATCTTTATTAACTATCTTAAATCTATATGGATAAGTCTTATACCAGTCTTCAGAAGAAACTGTATAGAACGGGCCTCTGCCTTCTGCTATACCCATTGATTCAATAACTTCAGTAAACATACGGTTGAGAGAGTTTGCACCGTCTGTTTTTTCTTTTAACTTATTTGCGCCTAGTTGTACTAATGCTTTAAGATTAAACATTGTTACTCCCCATATCTATTTTAAGAGACATGGCTCATTCCACTTTGCCCTTGATTTGGGCAAGGTTAGTCTTCATTTCTACTATTGCCGAGATAAGGTTTGGGTCCATAGCTCCAGGGCCTACCGCTGTCTGCACTAGCTGAGGAGCAGCCTTTTGAAGAGCTTCTAATAATTTATCAATTAAATCAAGTAATTCCGTCGAAGACGTACCCAGAGCTACTTTGGGAGCCTTAACAATAACTTGTTTAGAAGCCTCTACCTTGATTGTTCCTTTTTGGTCTATAGAGACTTTTTCTTTATCTGATGTCAGTTCAATTTTTTTATTAGTTGAGTCAACCAAGATGCTTTGCTTGTTGGCATCAACAAACACAAAGCTAGAATCATCTTTAAACATCAAGGTTGAGACTTTTTTCTCGTCAATTTTGGGTACATCTGTGGGGCTGCTTGTAATTTTTGGAGCACCTGTGTGGGTAATTGTAAGCTGACCTTTGGTATCAATATCAAAAACCATACCAAGGTACTGAAACCTCATCTGGGGTTTTTTTTCTTCTGGCTCTGGGAGTTCAATTAAGTCTATGACTCTGTTGTATCCACCAATGATTACACCACGGCGCATATCGTTATTGATGAAGGCAACGATGACTCTCTCGCCAACTCCAAAGGGAGTCTTGTCGTCTACAGCATATGGTTTATCGTCTACAACCGTTGGTCTTCTATATACCTTTAGTCCGTCTGCAATACCACCAATTGCGGTTGACGAAACAACATTAGATACGAATGTACTTGTGCTGTTTGATGTCTCAATTCTAACAATATACTTCAATATAGTATCTGAGTCAGAAGTCGGCTCTTGAATAGCAACTATCTCACCTACAGAAATGGATGGAGTATAAGGAATATTACTCATCAGAAGGGTACTTTCGGTATTTTAGGTAAATTAAGCTTAGGCATAAGGTCTTGTAATTTTGGAATTTTTATTTTAAAATCTGGAAACTTAAATACAGACCTAACGTCTTGGTCGGCAAGCTCTGGGTCAAACAAGTCTGTAAAGCCCGCTGGACCAATCAAAGTCAGCTCTCCGTCTTCTTTGACTTTGCACAAGTAAGATAACTGTACGTTTGTTGATGTAGACGCTGCGCCATCCATACCAATACTAAAACTCCAACTGACTGATTCTACGTGGCCACACAAAACATTCTTACCCATAGGGAAAGACATATTACAACCAACCATAATTGGCAAGTCATTATCTTTCATGGCTATCTGAGCATTCCCAAAACGATAGCTAAGTGAGTGCCAATAATACATAAGTTTTTTGGTATCTTCAAACCAAGGTATTGAGACAACATCGCCTGTCACTCCATTGACCTTGGCAATTGGAGCGCTGTAAACAGTATTCCAATAATGTTCAATAGTTCCAAATCTGTCAATAGCCCCTTCGTCTATAATACGATGAACTGCATTGGCAAAAACAGTTGTTGGGTCATCTGGCCTTGACGAACCCACGTTTCCAGACTGAATGTCAGGCATGATAAAGTTGGGACTTGTAAAAAATGTATTGGTTGTTGAAACAGCTTGAATATGAACATCATCAACAAACACTCTGGGCAGGTCATCAAACGCCGTCCATTTAGTATGTTTGATTTGATTCTCTGGGTCGGTTAAAAATGCCTTTAAAGCAAATGGTTTATCTCTTAGTATAACCATAGGCAAGGACTTTACTTCTCCTGATTCGGTCTTGAAGTACCAAATATCAGTGAAGGCTTCGTTAATTGTTGTATCAATGTGTTCCTGAATAAGACTCCAAGCTGATGAGCCTTGCCCTAAAGTAGAAAAGAAGTTTGTTTTTATTGGTCTATCTTTATAATTTGAAAACATTGATTTAAGTTGGTCGTAGCTTTTAAAGTATCCATTAAATGATTTAGGGTCGCGTTGTTGCTGCCCGTAATTCTCTAGCGCTCCTGCCTTAGACGCTTCAAAAGTTGTGCTGGCATACATAACTCCTAGAAGAGTATTTGTAAATCCCGTAGCAAAAGCATTGTCTGTTTCCGTCGAATCTGGAAGTTTAAGGTAGTTTAAAAGCTGACGAGGAAGGCAAGGCATTCTAGATGTCAACTTAGACATGCTGATGATTTTTTCATATTCACCTAGGTCTGCACCTAAATCTGCGCCGGTTTGTGAATCTGTGTTTAGGCCACCAATAATAGCTAACACCATTGCTGCGCCCATAAAAGGGTCTACAAGCTGAAGAACCAACTGGGAAACATTTACGTCGGGTGTTTTTGTTATTCCGCCAATTAAGTTGGCTCTACCCAGCACTTCTTTTGTTTGATTAAAATAGCTGGAAAATGAGTGAGAGTCGATTCTGACGGGAATATTTAAAAGACTTGACCATTCTCTAATATGAACAGTCGCTCGTTTAGTCAAAAGGCCAGAACCCTGAACAGCGTATGTATTTTCAATTGTTGTAATTTGACCAATAAAACGAATGATACCCTCTTTGAGGGGGGAAACTTCTTTGTAGGTTTCGTCTTTTTCTGTAAATTTTCCAACTTTTGACTTAATAACTACCCAGTTGCCAATAGAGTAAGCTGGGTGCAAATCACCAACAACTTGAATGCTGGCGGTATTTTGAATGGAAGCTTTAGAGCGTGAAACACTAATAGAGACAACGCCCTTGTTGCCGCTGTAAACTTCTACATCTGGATAACTTACAGGCTCTGGGACATCATCAACATAATCAAATAAGACTATGTCCCATCTAGTTGAATTATTTAAATACTTGACCTTCATAAAATCCTCTATTGTTAAAAATTAACCTGATTGTCCACGGCTAACCGTTGGTCGTTTTTCAGGTGTGCCTGATGCCCCAACGCCTGGTCTACCTTTTAACACTTCGTCCGATGCCTTGCCCTTCATTGCATTTGCAAGCTTATCAATAGCTTTATCACTAAAGTCTTGAATAACTGTATTCTGGGAGCGCACCCCTTCGGTATCCGACAATAGCGACATTGCTGTTGATAACTTCGAGAACGTCATTTGCTCTCCTGACTTAACGCCAGCAGCGCCCTTAAGCTGTTGAATCAGTTCTTGGTCGGTTCCTTTAAGACCCATGCCCTTGGCCGTTGTAATTAATTCTTTATCTGTTACGTCTCTATTGATTCCCTTAGATGCATCGACTGCTGCACTATTTAACATTCTTTTGTAATTAACAGTAGTAAAGTCCGCTGCTGCAACTGCAGCCCCCTTGCCTTTTTCTTGAGCAAGTATATTTTTTCCGCGCTTAAAGTCTCCTGGGTCTACGCCGGACAACAGATAAGCTGCAGCAGAACCTTCTGCCTCAAGACCAGCCATTCCTGTTGTTAAATCCTTAAACCGCGACATTAAGTTCTTAAGACCTTCGGCATCTCCCTTTTTAAGAAGAGATTTTGCCTCTGCTTGCATTGTAGAAAAATCTTGTCCCGTTCTTCTTTTAAGTTCTGCGCCGAATGGAGACAACTGAGCAGACGACTGAGCCTGCAATTGTCTACGAACATTTGCCGTAGCTGCCTCTGGTGACATTCCTGAAGCAATCTGAGCGCCAACCATTTCACGAGCAAGACCAGTCATTTTTTTATAATCACCGCCTGCGGACAGTTGCTGTAAAGCTTCTTGAACCTGGACAACATTAGAGCGACTGGCCAAACCAAGACCTGTGCCCATCGTTAAGCCAGCGCCAGCGCCCGCAAGAACTTTTAAAGTTCCCATAAGTCCAGTGGTGGCTCCTGTGGCACCCGCAAGTCCTGCTAAACCTGACTTAGCCTCTTCCATATACATCATGGCTGAGCCGCTTGAGCCTCTCATGGCTCCCGTTAACTGAGACAAAAACCCAGCCGCTCCTGATGCCGATTGAATTTTTAAAGCCTGAGACATTTCCATGGCAGCTTGCGAGAATCTCTGAATAGCTGGAGCACCTTTAAGACCAGCCTCAAATGCCTTGGCAAAAATGTTTTCTAGTTGTTTGGTGTCGCCTTGTTTGCCAGATACCGCAGAGATACCAAGCACATTTGATGCCATTTGTTCAACAGAGCCAACGCCTGCACGACTTAATCCTAAAAGTCTATTTGCTCCCTGAGTCGTGCCCGTCATGCCAGCATAAGTATTGTAAATTTGGCCAACTTCTGGGACTGAGTAGCCAAGCCTTGCGTATCTATCAGTTATAGCGTTTGCTCTAGCTTCTGGCATATTTTTAAACATCTCAAAGCCAGAGACTGCTGCTCCACCCGCCATAGATGTAGCGGCTGTTCTCATTCTCATTGCAGCTAGATTTTCATCAATTCCCATTGACAATCTTCTGGCTTGAAATGTCGATAACTCTTCTTGTCTATATTGTTCTTTTAAGTGTTCAACTTCGGCCATTTTGGCAATTTGTTGACCACCAATTGCCATTTCAGGTGCGCCAGCAAAAGAGGTCCCGCCTTCTTCTAGGCCAGTACGAGTTGTAGCTGCCCTTTGTTGAGAAGTTTTATAAAGTTGATACCCCTGATATCCTGCATAAATGGCTGACCCTACAGCAAGAGTGCCTCCGACAGCACCACCAAGAAGATTACCAATCCCTGGAGCAACACTGCCAAGCAAAGTTCCTGCGCCGGCCTTAGCGGCTATTTTTGCCAATTGAGTTTGTATAAGTTGCCGACCGCCTTGACTTGCTAAAAATGTACCTAATCCAGCAGCGCCTACGGCCCCTGCTGCGCCGCCAGCTCCTTTGTAAAACTCTTCGTCAACGCGAGCTTTTTCGGCTTGACGGTCTAAGTTGGCGTAATGAGCAGCTTCGGTTTGAAGTCTACCCCTATTAGCAACTCCAAGGTATTTAAATGTATTTTTTCCAGGAGTTAAAAGATTTCCGTAAGCCCGCAAGAATTGTTCGCCAGTTGTTGGCGCAACCTGTGCCATATGTTCTTGATATCTTGCTTGATTTACAGCAACGATATCTCTAGATAAACCTGACCTAACAGAAACATCCTGTTCCATTCCCAAGGCTTTAAATCCTTGGTATTCTCCATATCCTTTAAATCCTATTGAAGCTACTTTTGCTAAGCCGCCAACAATAGCTGAAGCTTTTTCTGACCCAGATAAACCGCCCCACATTTCGCGGAAAGATGGTGGTCCTCCACCAGGGCCACCGCCGCCTCCACCTGGACCGCCGCGTTTAATAAAATCATCTAAAGTTTCAGAAAATTGTTCTGCTTTTTGATTAACTTTATTAAAGGTTTTAGCCGCTTGGTCTAATTCTTTAGCAAACTTAGCAAGGTCTTTAGCTCCTGCTTCTGATGCTTTACCGTATTCATCGGTTGCTCTTTTAAGTGTCTCAGACGCGGCTGCTCTTTCTTGTTCAAACTTTTTAGATACATCTAATAGAATTTTTGCTGTAGTATTGGCACTACCAGACAAAATCTTTACGGCCTCTTCGCGCTCTCTCTTAGCTGCCAAATCATTTTGAAAACCAGCTTGACCTGCAAATGCAGAGGCAATCCCAATTCCACCGCGAGATAACTGCCATTGGGCGCTAGGGAGCGGCGACCCTAATGGACTACCCATTGGGTTAATATTGGATGGCGGAATAGGAGAGCCAGTTCCAATTGAATAGACATTAGACGTAGGGCCGCCGCGAGCTGCCATCAAATCTCTAATTTGAAGAGCTGCCCCTGCTGTAGTAGGGCCATAAGAATTAGCCGTTTGTCTTTGATGGGCAGCCATCTGTGCTTGCATTTGCACGGTTTGACGTAGCGCGTCATTCATCTTCTGAATTTCTTCGCGCATCTGCCTAATCGGGGCTAATAATTCTGATAAGTCTACGTTTATACGACTCAAGCTGATGTCTCCGTTCCAATCTTAATTAACAATTGTTAACAAAATCTTCCTGCTTCAACGGCTTGCTAACGCTTACCTCTGCAGGCATAACTTCGGGACAACAAGTCCCTAGCTTTTTCAAGTTTAGTGCAGCATTCAAGTCTCTATCTATCGAGAATCCACAATCTTCACAATTGTAAGTTCTTTCAGAGAGCTTAAGCTCTTCCTTAATGCACCCACAATTGCTACAGGTCTTGGAACTAGGATAGAATTTTCCTGCAACAATTAATTTTTTCCCATACATTTCGCATTTCTGCGACAAAATAGTCCTAAACATTCCCCATCCAATTTCAGATATGGCTCTGGACAGCTTCCTGTTCTTCACCATATTAGCTACAGATAGGTCTTCAATAACTAAGACATCGTAATTCTTCACAAGTTTGGTTGTCGCTTGCTGGATGATGTCTTTTCTCTTAAGTCTAATTTTTCTGTGTATTTTTGCTAACTTAACTCTTGCCTTTTCTCTATTCTTACTTTCTTTTTGTTTTCTAGCAAAGGCTCTTTGTTGCCTACGCAGTTTTTTAAGATTTTGCTTAAGCAACTTAGCGTTTTCTATAATAGTTCCGTCAGACATAACTGCTAAAGTCTTGATACCCAAGTCAATCCCAACTGTCTTGCCTGTCTTAGGTAGCTCTTGAACCGCTGTATCTACTGAGACTGAGGCGTACCACCTGTCTACATCTTTAGATACTGTATAATTCATAATTTTGCCGAAAAACCTTAATTGTTCTGCCATCTTAATGCCAGATTTAAGATTAGGAACGTAAAATAGTCTCCCTTTAATGTGCTTTCCTGCGTTATCAATATAGAAAGACTGCTTAGAATCTCTCTTAGACTTAAATCTAGGCTTACCTACTTTTCTGCTGCTTTTTCTCTTCAGTGATTTAAAGTAAGAGCTATGAGCTTGTCCTGCATTCATAATTGCCGCTTGCGGCGCACACTTAGTAACTTCTAGCATCCAAGGGAATTGTTCTCTTTTTATGAAATTTAGTTGTTTTCTCAGCTTGCCTTCGTTGGGCTTAAGTCCTTCCTTGTATTGCTTTTCCCACTCATTGAGTGCCCAGTTCCAAGCAAAACGAGCCGTACCGGCTGCTTTGCTTAAAGCAACCTCCTGCTCTTTGGTTGGAAATAGTCTAATTTTGTGAGATTTAATAGTCATATTAGTATTTTATATTATCCATTAAGATTTGCCAAGTAATCGGCCACTAGTCATTCTCCTCAGCTCTTATTTTAAGGCTTACTCGTCTTTTTCTTCTTTAGTGGCAGGGCGTTGAGCCTCGGACAATTGACGGTTTAATTCTAGGATAGGGGTATAGTCAAGAAGGTTATATCCACCTAGCTCTTCGCTCTTAGGTTTCCACCAATCGGGAGCCTTAACAATATGGGCGTTAAGCACCGCAAGCATTTGAATAAACTCAGCTTGTGGGTCAATGTCCTTAAGTTCAGGCAAAATACCTTCAATAACGCGGCGCACTGCTTCATCGCTAGCCACCAAGGTCACCTTATCTTTATCATCAAGACCATTAGCTACCTCATCGTGGATGTTCTGTAGAGCATCCTTGATACCTGCTAAGAGGCTAGGTACACTGTAAGATGGTGGGCGGCGCAGGCCAGTTGAGAGTCTATTAGCTACGCGGGATGACTCAGTCATGTCTCTATGAGAAAGGAACTTCTTAAGCTCAAACACGCCTTGGTACTTTTCGCCTGTTGTCGTACCAACAACATCCAACTCAATAAAAATAACAGGATTAAGTGGACTGCTCATCTGCGGCTCCCTTTCTTGCTGCAAAATCTTTCTTAGCTTGGTCTAAAAACTCATCATCGGTCTGCATGTCTAAATCTTCCCAATACTCGTCTTTGTTTGCCTCTTCTCTGATAAAGTCGGCAGCTTCTTCTTTAGCGAGGTCTGGGTCTGCTTTAACGGTGGCTTCTTTATGAAGATAGACTTCAAACATCAGTTCGTCAAGAGTTCTTTCTTCAAAGTAGGGCGAGAATATTGGTATATTGTATCTTTGGCATAATACAAATTGAAAGACGAGTCTCAAATCATTCTCGTCATCAATTTTGCCATCAATAATTTGTTTGGCTTTTTTCTTAGCGGCCTCTATGCGTTCGGCCAAGTACGGTTCCATAATAGGCACCTACAAAATTAAAAATCATTTTTTATAAGGAACAAAACTTTGAGTCACGTTGTGAGCGTATGCTGTTCCAACAAAATCAATACTTCTGTTAGACAAAGCTCCTATTGTCACGCTGCCTGAAACACGGGTAAACATTCCGCGAGCAAAAAACATTCTTTGACCTAGCTTATCAAAAACTTCAAGTTCAATAAATGGCTGGTGAATAATAGCCGCCATGTTTGACCATAGTCCCTGAGATTCGGGCGAATCAGCGGGGTCTACAAGTTGTCTAAGAGATGCTCTAATAGAGACTTGTCCTACAGAAATATCCCATGGAACATGAGTGTCAATTGTTCTAGTTTCTTCGGGGGTAAACTCAACTGTGTAGTTAAAATCTTGACAGACAGCTACTAGTTCTCCTGAGACAGTTACGTATGCTCTTGCTCCTGAGAAATATTTAGGAAACACAACATTAACATCTTTACCTTGGCTAGCAGCTTGATTTTCAGCCAAGATTCTGTCGTCTAATGTTTTGTTTATATCTCTTCTGAACGAAGACATTACTTTTTAACTTTCTTGATTGGTTTACGAACAGCGCGTTTTTTGACCGTAACAGTCACTGCACCCTCTTCAGCAACGCTTTCTACCAGACTACGCTTGATTGCGTAAACAGCTATTGGCTCTTGAGCTTTCATACTCATTTTTGCAATTTCTTCTGGAGATTGCATATAGAAACAAATTTTGCCGTAGTCACCAACCAACCAACTGACTGCTTTTACGTGCAGTTCAGAGCCATCTACAAGATGAACTACAAATGTTTTGGGAGTTGTATCTGATGAAGAATATTTATTATTAATACTTACAGGCAGTTGTGCTAACTTCATGATATGACTCCAAAAAAAGAATACCCTTAGAGGCTGTCTAAGGGTATTTTAGCGTATTGAATACCAAAGAGTCAAGTAAAGATTAGACAGCGGAACCAAAGCCTGATACATCGGATTCATCTCTTGCTCCGCCGTTTCTGTCTTCAGATACTAATAGAGTACCTGTAAAGCTGAATGACTCAGTCAAAAGTTGGCCAGCCGAAATACTAGCTGAGCGAGAGTTAAGTCTGCAATTTTGCACAGTAAAGTGTTTAACAAGAACACCTTGGTTGTTTAGCTTGGAATCTGTGCCAGCAACTGTATTGGTTGTTGGATACATCTGCCATACTTCAATATCAAAGGTTGAGGATGCCAAGACAGAAGCTGGGTCTAGGTGCTTCTTAAGGTTTTCTGTAGCCGTAATTAAAGAGTTAGCTGTTCCTGCTCCACCTGTTGTGTTTCCTGAGATGCCAGTCAACGCTGACTCAGGTAAAGACGAGAGAGGCGGGTTGGTATTTTGTTTGCCTGCTGTTGCAGCATTTGTTTCCTGAGCAGTGCGCGACTCGGAGTCAAGCAAACGAACAATCTGCATACTGCCTGATACACCGTTATACATAGTTGCCTGAATGGCCACAGATGCAAAACTTCCGAGTGTATTAACAATCTGGACATTGCGGCTGACTCGAAGGTCTAGGCCAACAGCATATGCGACCTTAACATTGTCAATCTTTAAAAGGAGGCGTGGGCCAGACATGAAAAATGGAGTTTGAGCTGCCATTGTTAGTTACCTTTATACCTTGGTGATTCGTTCGTCTTTGTCTTCAATCATACGGCAAAGCAAAGAAACGTCTTCCGATACCAACGACCCAACAGCAAAACGAATTGAAAGGTCTGTAATTAGGCAGTCTTTCATTACGTAAGTGGGTTTAGACGAAAGGGCATTCTTCTCGCCAACACGAGTATAGACTTCAACATCAAAGGTGGACTCAAGAAGCATTTTGACAGGAGAGAAGCTATTAATCATCATCATGGAGTTACCATCGGAAGCTCTGTCTGCGGTCTGTCCTGTGGTCGAGTTAATTGCGTCTATTTTGCCTTTCATAGGAGAAATATTTTTAGACTCTCCTAGAGCAGATTTTGTATAGCGCAATATTCTCATCGAAGCCTGAGCGGAGTAAATCAATGGCTCGTTAGTATGGGGGCTGTATGAGCCAATTGCCATAGTCAACTGAGAAGCCATATTGTCTGAAAAGCTAAGAGCCTCGCAGAAGGCAAACGGCTTACCGTCTACCTTGATGACGAGCCTGGCTCCGTCGATGAATGATGGTAATTTGTTTGCCATTTAAAACTCCATTATTAATACATAGAGAGATTTTACTCTCTATGTATTAAAGATTTCTTGTTGCTGTTACATCAAGTGAAATAAATTCGAGAGCTTCAGCAGGGCGCACTTGGACTTGAACTGCATAACCATTGCCAAGGTTTGTGACTAGAGGTGAGCGATTGAAAGAAACAATTGCTCCGCTGGTAACAAACGAACCAAGAACATTAACAACAGTCGATGCAACTTCAGCCGTAGTAACGTCTGTAGTACGCTCACCGATGTAGTTCTCAAGAACGCTTCTAAGGGTCTGAATCATTTCAATAAAGATGAATGATACGTTATTGCGCTCATAAACCCAAGCTTTCGGGTCATTGATGCGGCTACGGGTTGAGAGGTCTGGAGACACAAGACGGAGTCCTGCACCTTCAACAACGCCCATAGACAATAGGCCAGCTTCAATAGCTTCGTCGAGCATAGCTTTACTTGCTGGGTCGAAATCGCGCATAAGTGTGTCTGAGTAGATTGAAGACTCAGGAATATGCTTAACGTCGAGGACGTTAAATGACTTACGGAGCAAGGGAGTTCCAAGGATTGCTTGTGAACGTCCTGCAGCCATACAGCACTGAAGCATCCATGGGAGGAACCACTGAGCATTGCCGTCTGCACCTGTAGCGCGGGCAAGCTGGAATGCCATAGAGACGTTTTCGTAGTTAAGAGCCTGAGCCTTAGCTTTAGAGTCTTCAAACGAGCCGAAGAATGAAGCTAGACCAAAGCGCTCACGACGGATAGAGCTTGACCATCCAGTAGCAACGTGTGCCCTAAGAGCCGCATGAACTGAATCAATAGAGTAGGTTGACTCTGGTTCAGTTAGACCGTCGGCAATGTCAAGATATGCGTCGCGTGAGAACAGCGGAAGAACTTGAACAGTTGGAATCTTAAGACCTACATCAAGAGCAGCTTGAATGTCTGCATTTGAAGTTGCGCCCTTAGCTCCGCCCGCCAAATAGCTCTGCGATGCTTCACCTGCTGGCAAGCCTGCTTTAACAGCGCGAGCACCAGCAACAAAGTCAATAATAGAAACAGTTGCAGCAAAGAACGAAGTCCATGCTGAATAGTCATTTTTAAGGCGACCAGCAAAAGATTGCTCTGAAGTCAATGATTTACAAGCAACTTCATCAACCATATCAAGAACAGAAGGGGCTGCTGAGTTAAGGCCAGCGTCAACAACACGAGCAGACCATCCTGACTGAGCACTGATGTGGTCGGCAAGAGCAGCTAGCGTTGGATACTTGCCTGTTGGGAATGAAATTTCTACTGTATCAGCAACAAGCTTCATGCGACGGTTAGAGTCAATAGAGACTTTAGCGACTGCCGCTGCTCCTGAATAACTAACTTCAAGAACAACTTTACCGCCAACTTTGTCTGATGGGAATCTTTCGCCACTAACAGTATTGAGGGTGTTTAGTGAAACTTGAGCTTCTTTTGATGAAACTGTCTTCTTAGCAACAACTGATGAGCTGACTGCAGAAGGAACTGCTTGTAAAAGAGCCTCGTTGCCTGCAACAGCGACTGAAGAAACTGCAGCAGCGGAGCCGCCGTCAAGTCTCTTAAGAACTACTGAAGAGGGAGAAGCTGACATGACTACATGGAGGCCGACGTTGCCTTTAGAAGCACCTGCAAGTTGTGACCCAGGCGAGACGTAAACAACATCACCAAGTTTTGGAACTGCAACCCAAACTGCATTAGCTCCTAGAGAGACAGATAATTGGTCTGAAGAAGCGCTAGCTGAAACTGTAGCGAACGAAGCATTAGCTGCATTGAGTAAGCTTGAGCGGGCTGACATGCGAGCAAGAGCCGAAACTCCTAGGAGAGAAGCTGATGCTGCGGCCAATTCAAGAGAAGCGCCTGCGCCTTCTTTAGCGGCTTCAACAACGGATACGCTAATAGGGTTAACAAAGATAACTTCGCCTGTAGCGTAAGTGAATGGAGCTGTACCAGCGGTGACTGGAGTAGAGACTGCTTCAGGAGCAGCCCAAGCAACAGCGGCTGAACCAGCGTTGTCCATTTGACGGACTTTTTCAAGAGTTACAGTTGTTGGGGTAACAGCCTTAATAAGATAAGTACCGATGTTTTTATCAGTAGCTCCGATAAGGCCAGAGCTATGAGGAATAACGGCGACTTCGCCTACTTTTGGTAGGTTACTCCAAGCTAGGTCACTGGAGACAACGACATCGTTGCCGGAGACGGATAGAGTCAAGTCAGCACCAGTTGGGACTACGTCTTGGAGACTTCCACCAGAGACAGAAGCCTTAGCGCCCAAGAGCGTTGACAAGTTAGAAGCAAAAGAAGCTACTCCCGCAAAAGAAAGAGCTGCTGTTCCAGCTTCTTTGACGCCGGAGACTGCTGCTTCCATATTGACAGAGACAGGAAGAACCTGAAATGAAAGCGAAGGAAGGACTTCAGCAGAAGCCACGATTTGCGACTTAACAAAGTTTCCTGATTCACCAAACTTAGTGCCAACAACCTTACCGTAAGCAGCAGGAGAAGCGATTAGCTTTTCTGCACGGGTAGCTTGGTTGGTCTGTTGAACATAAACGCGGCCTACTGAGCCAGTAAAGACAGCAGATGGCTGTACAGTAAAGAGCTGACGAGCGGCGTCAACGATAGGGCCAGACGTAAAGAACGCCTGCATTGTAGGGTAATCACTAAAGAAAGCTGAGGTTGGGTCGAGCATATTGCCAGGAACGCCCTCAGAAGCCTCGCCAATAAGAAGAATATTACGAGCTGATGCAACTACATTGAGTAGTGAATCTTGCACTTTAAAGACTGAGTAAACACCGGGGGTGACAACTCTGCTACCGCCGACTGAAAAAGCTATTGTCATATCTATGGCTCCTGAGTTTGTGGCCAATACGCTACAGACGGATTTTATCAGATTTTTAACAAAAATCCGAATCTTATTGAGTTGTAGCAATTTTGAGGTAGTTGTGCTAATAAAATCAAGCTAGAATTGACTGAATTTCTTCTTTTTCAACTATTGTCTTGATAAGTGTCCATTTTTCAAGGGTTTTTTGACTATAATGAACAGAGCGAAACTTATTTTCCTTAGTTAAAACAAACAGATACTCTTCTTCTGACTTAACTCTTCTACGACCGCTATATTCTGTTTCAACAAGACCTTCGTAGTAAAGATTAGATGGGATTGGACTATCTACGAGGGCATCGTATCCAACGATGTATTGAGTCGGTGCCGACCTATGAGACAACTTTTCCTCAAAGACATACAAGACTAGCTTCTTCCATGAAGCGGGGACAGCGTTCTTCTCTCTTATTTCTGGTGAAACAAGATAAAGAGGTAGTCCTGAGTCTTTGGGGATTTTCTTAGTCTTCATGTGTTTGTGCTTCCAAACCCGCCGGTACGTTTACGGTTTTTAGTTTCAAGAAAAGGGTCTTTAAGGACTAGCTCCCACTTTGCCTGACAGATTCTCTCTCCTGGCTTAACTGCAAATGGAATGTCAGAAAAGTTTCTAAGAATGACTTTGATTTCATTCTCTGGGTTATTTTCAAAAAGATAGTCTCTGTCGATTTCACCTGCCCCTAGGCCAATCCCTTTAGTTGCCAAGCCAGAGCGCTCTTTAAGAACTAGAGCCAGGTTCATGACTGCGGGGTTAAGGTTAATAAAATGAGCGGCGTCTTCCATAGTTAGGTATAAGCCTGTTCTAATAATTGCAGAAGACTCTGGAAGAACAAGTGCTGGCTCGTCTGCCAAGATATCAAAGCAACTTGACTGTTCTGTTTGGTATGCTGGCAAAGGATTGGCGTTAAACCCTTTATAGATAAGCCTAGGCATTTGAATATGAGTTGCCATGAAGTATTCCTCTTCAGACAACTTTGTTGGGTCTAACTGCAATGATTTTAAATGATTAAGGGCCTCTTCTGATACTTTCATGCCATCCTCAGTTTAATAGTACATTTGGTTCGCGTTTAATAAGCTCTTCGTCTGGGTCTTCTTGACTAAAGGGTGATTCTGCTAAATCGTCATATCCCATATTACGGGCTACCGTCAATAGAGCCACCATAGCTTCAAAAGAAACATTCAGTATGGTTTTATCTTCCGCGTCACTTTCTGCAAAAAGCATAGTAATAGTAAGGTTTAAGCAGTTATGTGAACAAGTGTAGTTCTTTTTATTTATGCCACCAACATCAACTAAATCAACAAAATAGACATCATTCTTGTTTTCTAACTTATTAAGATGGATTGTCCTAATACTGGCAACATCTTCTAGTCGCAAGACTTCACCGTTTGGTCCCCTAAAATCAAAGTCATCTTCAGACATCTTCGCTAGACTCGATGCTTTCATTTTCGACCCCCTCTTCTGTTTCTTCAGCCTCATCCTCTACATGAGGGTTTAGCCGTTCTGTTACAGCTTTGTCAATAGCAAATAACTGAGCTACATAGTTTCTACTATAAAACTTATATCCCTTAATCTTTACGTCATTTTCGTCGAGATAGTTGAGTATTTCACAAATATCCTTTGAGTTTGCTATGTTAGATGCTTTGAGCAGTCTTCCTGTACCTGAGTGATAGGCATTGATAGCCAAAGTCCAGTCGCCTAACATTTCATAGTTAAACTTAAGAAGCTTGATGGCTACATCGGTGGCCACCTTGTTGTCCCTAAGTCTGACTCTTTTCTTAATTCCAAAAAGCCTCCCTGTTGCTGGCATGATTTGCCACATACCAACTGCCCCGACTGGACTAGTTGCCTTATGGGAATACGAAGACTCTACAAATGGCAGGAATGCTATTTGATGGGGCATACCTTGTTGCTCTAGCTTTTTGGCTATCTTGGGATAGTGCTCGTGCATCCTATTAAAGCCCTTCTCGAAAAAACCTTGTGCTCCTGACTTAGCTGCTATGTTCTTTCTTTCCTTGGGCATTAGCTTTACATATTTATTCAATAGCTGTTTCTTGTACCTTTTGACTGTTTTCTTGCTTCCCTTTGGCTTGGGGTAGACGTTGTAGACTTCCATTGTCTTTTGGTTATAGACGATAATGTCGTGACGTGTGTACTTAGTGTAAACGTCATACCAAAAGTCAATGTTTGACTGCAGACATTCTGGAGGAGTCAGCTCTACTGGCTCTTGTGCTGTAGCACCTAGAGATAAAGCTGATGCCGCCAAAGCAATAAATTTCATCATTATTTTGACTTCCGTTCTGAAAGTGGAGTACGTTTGGATGGCTCTGTAGTCATTGTGCCCTTAGAGCAGCTTTTAACTACCTTGAGTTCTCCTTGGCGAACACACTGAGCGCCCTTTGGGCAACGTGAGTCCTGTACTAGCTCGTTAACTGTCACAACTCTCTCTTGCTTGGGGTTAGAGCGAGTCGGAGCTGCCACACAATATTGGGTGTTTTTGTTGTCTACCTCTGGCGTTTTATGAGAAATTCCAACAAAAAGAGTCAAGAGTCCTGCTGCAAAAAGTCCTTCAATCATAAACTATTTACCTCCTACATAAACTTATAGTTGATTTATATACACAAGTCAATTGTTTTTAATGCTTATTCGTCTAAGTTACTGAATTGATTAAGATTCAACATTTTAAGGTTCTTTGGAGTGTAGGTGTTGGGAATGTCCTGACCGTCAAGAAGTCTTCTAAGGCAATAATTAAAATAAACATCTGAAAAGATATTAGACATGTTATTGGTCTGATAGTTGGGATACAGGCTTTCGGCAATAGCTGCTACCTGCTCTGTTGTGTAGCCTGAAAAAAAGCCTACTGTTTCCTTAAGGGATGTTGCAGGCTGACCATTGATTGTTTCTGTTGTGTAAGTAAAGCGCATAACTTCTCCTTAAAACAAAATAAGAGCAATAATGATTGGAAGAGAGACATGGAACGGTGCGTAAACACCCAAGGCTATCATAGCGGCAATCTGAGTCAAAATAGCCATAATTAACGCAAATGCTCCCAGTTTATGCAACATTTTCATCCCCTTGCAGGCGCTTTGGGTGGTCAAGGGCTGTTTGGACTGCTTTGATTTTGCCCTTGAGGGACTTGAGCTTGCTAATGCGCAGACGCTTACCTGCGCAATGTTCCCAAATTGAATAGTCAATTCTCTTTCTGTTGGCAATCTGCTCTCTATAAGGACGGAGCAACTCACTATACTCACTCAAGAGGGTCTCAAGCTCTTTGGTCTGGAGGTGTTCTAGGTGAGCTTTCTTCTCAGCCTTGTTGCGCTCTTCAGCAGCCTTGACCTGGGCTTGGATGCCTTCCAATTGAACATAGTTGTCAATGCAATCAGAACCAAGCTGGACAGTGTGGCCTGCAGCAGCCACAGTGAAGATGTTTTTAATTGGGTGACCGCAAGCACAACTAGACTCACCCTCAGACTGTTCAACAAAAACATAATCTTCAATAGGGTGCTCAAAAGCTGCTGCAAGTCGTTGTGCCCAGTTGTTTCTCATAATCACCTCCATTACTGTTCTTATCGGAGGTCGCTCAAAAACCTTTAGTCTTTTTTATAGCGCATGTTGTCGTCAAGACCATAGGCTTTTTTAACTAAGTCTATAAACTTTGGCTCTTGTTTTCTGTAGTCTTCGTATTTCTCTGGAGTAGAACACATTATACTTAAGACAATAAACATAAAACTAAAGAAAACTAACACGTTAAGGCCAAAAAACAAATAAACTAAATAAGCTGCTGCAGCTAAAAATAAAACTTTCATAGAATCTTCCCTGGAGCAGTCGTTAAGCCAGTTCCTGGTCCCACAGTTGTCTGCGCAGCGGGGCTACCTGCTGTTGGAATACCGGGGTTAACTGTAAGTGAAATACCTGCAGCAACTTCGGCGTCTTGTTGGATAGTTTGGACAATGTCTACGGCAATCTCGGCAATGGCTGCAGCCATCTTCTTCCACATCTCTTCTGCCTTGGGGTTGTCCTTAGAGTCTTTGGCAAATTGTTCTTTAAGACTCTTTTCGAGAGTAGACTGCATCTTACTCTTAAGTTTGTCTCCAACTAACGCCATAATCAGTATCCTTCGTCATCGCTGTGGTTGTAGCTTGTATAACTATAAGTTGTTTTTGGCTTTTCTTTTCTATTGGGGCAATTTTTTGGTGTATGTGTCTTGTCGCACAGCAAACATCCGTAATTTAAAGGGTTTTCTTTTTTGGACAACTTAACGTAATGGTCTGCCATAAGCCATTTATCGTCTTGTGGATTATCTTGCTCTTCTAATAGTTTTTTTAGCTCTTGTTTCTCTTTATCTGTTAGCTTGCTCTTCATGGAAACCTCCACTCATCTATAGTAAAACAATAGAGTCATTAACTCAAGGAAAAAATCAATGTTCACTCCTCAAGATGTCAAAAACTACTTAGATGCTTATGTTGTTGGCCAAGACAAAGCCAAGAAGGCACTTGCTGTTGCCGCCTACAATCACTACAAGAGAACCCGTCATAATGCCAAGATTAAGAAGTCTAACGTCTTAATGATTGGCCCTTCAGGAAGCGGCAAGACTTACACTGTTCAAAAACTAGCTGAGTTTCTTAATAGTAAGTTTATGATGGTAGACGCTACTCAATTTACAAGTGCTGGCTATGCAGGAAAAGATGTAACTGAAATCATTAGTGAATTGTCTGCGATGTGTGAGTTTAATGATGAAGTTGCATCAAAAGCTATTGTTTATATTGATGAAATTGACAAGATTAAAAGAAAGAGCAGCCATGATGGCTCTCCTGATGTCAATGGAGTTGGCGTGCAGCAGAGTCTATTAAAGTTATTAGAGGGAAGTGAGATTGGCTTTGAAATTAATCATGTTGTTAAAAAGTTACACACGAAGGATATATTGTTTATTTGTTCTGGGGCTTTTGTTGGGCTGGAAGAGTGTAAGACAGATGCTTTGGTGAAGTACGGAATGATTCCTGAGTTTTTGGGGCGGTTTAGTGTTGTTGCTTCTTTAGAGGCGCTGAAGGCTGAAGACCTACAAAAGATATTAATGGAATCTAATGACAGTGTTTTGAAGAGTTACAGTGAATGGTTTAAGAGTGAAGGCGTTGAGTTGGTGATTGAAGAAAGTGCCGTAGAAGAAATTGTTAAGGGGGCTTTGGAGAAGGGATTGGGGGCACGAGGGCTGCAGAATGTATTGGATGATGTGTTTTTGATGGCTCAGTTTGATATCCCTAGCATGAGTGTCAAGCCTAGACAATTTATCTTAAATAATTGGACAGTTAGAACAGGTGCTCCTGAGTTGAGATTTTGAAGCGGTTCAGTGTTGCGCTGGTAAGGAAGATGGCCAGTGGGAGACTTCGTCTCCGTCGGCGGCCATCAAGGTGGTAAGACAGCTAAGAATGGGTTGGAGAATGCTGCGAGTAGTTTGAGCGGAAATACCGCAGGAATAAACAATAACCATGCTCACACAGCTATGCGAGCTGGTATTAACAATGGAGGCTGGATTGG